TCAGCGGTCGCTGAAGGCGATGCGGTTGAAGCCCGCGGCGCGGGCGATTTCTACCCTGCGGGCGGCGGTGGTGGTCACATCCAGACAGCTTGCGTCCCGCTGATCGGAAAGCAGGAAAACGCCCGTGGCCACATTGAGGCGAACATCTTCATAGCCCAGCAGGCGCAGCGAGGTCACCCGCCGCACCAGATCTACCATGCGCTCGCGCAGGAGGCGGCGGGGGATGTTATCCATCACGATTGCAAAGGTATGGGTGCTGTAGCGGGCGATAAAATCCCCGCGTCTGCGGCTGATGTTGGCGCTGAGCAGATGGCCGATGGCGATGATGGCTTCATCCGCCACGTGATGCCCGAAATGGGAAGCCACGTGCTCAAACCCGTCTACCTCCAGCATGGCAACAGCCAGATCGGTCTTGTTCAGCGCGGCCTTTTGGAGCATCAGGTAGAGTTTCTCTTCATAATAGGGCTGGTTGAACAGCCCCGTGGTTTGATCGGTATGCAGTTTAGCGTTAAAGGCGGTGATGCGGCTGACGAATTCGCCTGCGCCGTAGGCGGAAAGCAGCACGGGATCGCTTACCTTGCTGACCATTTCCAGCGCCAGCATGCGGCCGTCTACCTCTACGGGCACGGCCATGGCGTAGAAGATATCTTGCTCAATAAACTCATATTTGGTCTGGCGGGCGCCTGTTTGCACCGCGCGCAGGCTGATGCAGTTGATGCAGCGCTCGCTGCGGCCATTCCAAACGTCATGACAGTGCGCGGTAAGCGGGACATCCGCCGCGTTGGGCGGCGTGAGCGTTGCTACGGCCTGCACTGGTTCTACCACGCGCACCAGATCATACAGCGTTTGTAAATCCGCCAGCAACGTTTGCATCTGCGCGGCGGTGTATTTTCGAACCAATGGATCGCCCCCCTTTCCGTAGGGCGATAAAAGCCGCTACAGGTTACTTGCGTATAATTATACCATGCATGGATGCAGCGTAACAACATCGTCCATGAAAAAAACGCATTGACGATTGATGCATGGGTTCATCCCTTATACGCACGGACGCGCCCGAACATACGCCCGTAGTATACTGGCAACGTGGAAATGCGGCAGGGAGAAGATGTGGCGCAGGCGGTACGGCAGACCCAGGGCGCTATATGCGCCAAGCCATGGGCGGGCAGCCCCCACCCCACCGTGCGCAAGCGCGGCCAGACCGTCCGCTGCGATAGCCTTCGTTGGGGGAAACCTCCCCTATCGCATTTTTACTGGGAACAGGCAGCGTAACCGCCGCAGGGCAGGGACGCTGCCTGTTCCATCCTGATGCGTTTTTTGCATGAATGGGGAAAGGGTAAGGCGCGATGATGCGCAGGCGGCGCGGAAGCAGCGAAATTTTGCGTGCGGCAGCGGCGCTTGTGCGCTTGACCATGGCGGGAGCATCGTTGGGGCGTCTGTCGCATTCATGCATAAAAACATAGCAGCACGAGGTGAATAAGCGTGTGGGAACCGATTGGCACAAGGTACAGACTGAGTATCTGGAAACGGGCATAAGCCTGAAGGCGCTTGCGGCCAAACATGGGGTTGGGCAGAAGGCGCTTGGTCGCCTGGCGGCAAGCGAAGAATGGGCAAAGCTCAAGCGTGTGCGCATGGCACTGGATGCAGTTGAGAGACAGCAATCCATGCACAGGCAAACAAGCACACGCAAGGGCGGCGCTGTGCCGCGGCAAAGCGCGGAGTCTGGAAAAACCGCCATGCAGGATGCGGAAAACGCCAATGCGTGTGCGGCCAGGGCGCGGCATCGTTACCGTACGCCAAACCCGCAGGGAACAGGAAGCGCCAAGGGGAGCAAAACAAATCAATCGGCTGCCATGCGGGCGAACCCGGAAGGGGCGCTCAGCGAGGAGGAGCGGCGCGCTAAGCTTGCCGCCATCCGCGATCAACTGATGGCGCAGCTGGCGCGCGCTACGGCGGAGCTGGATAAGCAGGTGCTGCTACACAAACGAAAAACCAGGGAAATCGTCTACGATGGGCTGGAAGCGCGAAGCAAGCCAATGGAAGAAACCACACAGGAAGAAATCCAGATGGAAATTGTGGACGCCACGGTGAACTGCATGGGATTGCAGCGGCTATCCGCGACGCTCAAAACCCTGAGCGGATTGGCGCGGGAGGGCGGGGGCGATGCGCAGAGCGTGGAACTGGTCGCAAGGCTGATGCAAAAGCTGGACGGGGACGCGCAGGCAGGCGGCAAGGCGTGACGCGCGGAGGTACGCCCTGCGAAGGGCATTGCGTTTTCTCTGGAATGGGAAGGGCGGCTGCGGGAGATGCCGATTTGCGCGGTATGCGTGCGCGGGCGGCTGGGATGCGGCTTGCTCAAAAGCTGGACGGGGACGCGCAGGCAGGCGGCAAGGCATGACGCGCGGGGGTACGCCCTGCAAAGGGCATTGCGTTTTTTCTGGAATGGGAAGGGCGGCTGCGGGAGATGCCGATTTGCGCGGTATGCGTGCGGGCGGCGGGGATGCGGTTTGCTCAAAAGCTGGACGGGGACACGCAGGCAGGCGGCAAGGCGTGACGCGCGGGGGTACGCCCTGCGAAGGATAAAGCGTTTTCTCTGGAATGGGAAGGGTGGCTGCGGGAGATGCCGATTTGCTCGGTGTGCGTGCGGGCGGCGGGGATGCGGTTTGCTCAGGCATACGAGGCGCACAGGAAACACCACCGGGAAAGGAGACGCTGCCAATGCCCTTTATGAGCCCCAAACAGCAGGAGTACCGCTTGCACGCGAACCGCGTATGGAACATCAAAACCGGCGCGACGCGATCGGGCAAAACCTATGGGGATTATTTTCTGCTTCCCAAACGGTTGCTGGCGGGCAGGGGGCTTGCGGGGCTCAATGTTCTGCTGGGCAGCACCAAGGGCACGCTTACCCGCAACCTGATCCAGCCGATGCAGGCCATCTACGGCGCGGGGCTGGTGGGCGACATCAAAAGTGACAACACCGCCAAGTTGTTTGGCGAGGTGTGCCACTGTTTGGGCGCGGAGAGCATACGGCAGGTGAACCACCTGCGCGGTTCCAGCATTAAATACTGCTACGGCGATGAAGTGGCCACCTGGAACCGCGAAGTGTTTGAAATGCTCAAAAGCAGATTGGATAAAGCCTACAGCCGCTTTGATGGCACCTGCAACCCGGAAGGGCCCACGCACTGGTTCAAGAAATTTCTGGATTCGGCGGGCGAAGGGCTGTACTACCAGGCCTACACCATTGACGATAACCCGTTTAACCCGCCGGAGGTGGTGGCGAGGATGAAGCGGGAATACAGCGGCACGGTGTATTATGATCGCTACATTCTGGGTCGCTGGGTGGCGGCGGAGGGCGCGGTGTACCGACCCTTTGCCGATGACCCCGAGCGCCTGATGGCGGCGCCGGAGGCGTTGCAGGGCATGCCGTTTGCCACCGCGGCCATCGGGGTGGATTTTGGGGGCGTGAAAAGCGGCCACGCGTTTGCGCTCACGGGGTTTACAAGGGGTTTCAAAACAATGGCGACGCTGGCGGAGTGGTACCACAAAGGGGAAATGACCCCGCAGCGGCTGGAGGCAGCCTTTGTGGATTTTGTGCGCGTGCAGGCACAGCGCTTTGGCGCTCGCGTCGCGTACTGTGACAGCGCGGAGCCAACGCTCATCGAAGGGCTGCGCGCCGCGTGCATGCGGGAGCGGCTGCCCATTGAGATCCGCAAGGCGAAAAAAAGCGCGGTGCAGGAGCGCATCCGGTTTTTATGCAGGCTGATGGCGGGCGGGCGCTACCAGCTTTCCCGCGCATGCCCGCACACCAAGGAAGCGTTGCAGACTGCCGTATGGGATGCGCGCCGCCATGGCGAGGATGTGCGCTTGGATGACGGCAGCACCAACATCGACAGTCTGGACGCGCTGGAATATTCCTATGAGCCGTACATGCGGGAGATGATGGCGGTGGAGATGCGCGGGTGAACGCGGCCTGCATCTTTGAGGCAGCGGAACAGGCCGCCGAAGAGCAGGCGGTATGCGAAACCGCAACAAGGGAGGAAAAACCATGGATAACGGCATTATCCTATCTTATTTGAAGCGACTGGGCTACCGGCCGCCCGCGGGCGGGCACGCGATGCATCTGCGGCAATGCCTTGCCTGGTACCGCGGCTATGTGAGTGATTTTCATGACTACGCCATGCGCGTGGGCACGGCAAGGCGAACGCTGACGCGCTATCGCCTGGGCATGGCCAAGACCATCTGTGAGGATTACGCCACGCTGCTGCTCAATGAACGGGTTCAGATTCGCGCGGAAGGGTTTGAAGCGCTTGCCGCCATCCTGAACCGAAACGCATTCTGGGAACGGGGCAACCGATTGGTGGAGTGGACCATGGCGCTGGGCACGGGCGCGCTGGTGGCGTTTTTAGACGCGCAGGGGATGCCCGCGATCGATTACATCCGGGGGGATTTGATTTTCCCGCTGCGCTGGGAGGGTGATCACATCACCGAATGCGCCTTTGCCAGCCGCCGTGTGCTGGGGGAGGGAAAGGACGCCGCGGAGGGCTACTATGTGCAGATACACGCCCGCGCGGCAGGGGGGTATGTAATCCGCAATGCGTTTTTGGATGAAGCAGGGGCAGAACTGCCCACGCCCGAAGGCGTTGCGGCGGAAACACGCCCTTCCCCCGTGCCGCTGTTCCAGATTATCCGCCCCAATGTGGTGAACGCGCTTGAGCCGGATTGCCCCATGGGCATGAGCGTGTTCGGGATGGCGATTGATCAGCTGAAAGCGGCGGATTTGGTGTTTGACAGCTATGTGAATGAATACGTGTTGGGGAAAAAGCGCGTGCTGGTGCCGCAATCACTGGCGAGCATTGAGATGCAGCAGGATGGCACCATGCAGCCTGTGTTTGACCCCAGCGATGTGTTGATGTACGTGTACCGGCAAAGCCCCGACGGCGCGGATGACATCCGCCCGCTGGATATGTCGCTGCGCGCCGCGGAGCACGAGGCGGGGCTACAAAGGATGCTGGATTTGCTCTCCAAAAAGTGCGGGCTGGGTACGGGGCGTTATCGCTTTGACGGTGGGGTGGCGCGTACGGCGACGGAGGTCATCAGCGAGCAAAGCGACCTCTACCAGAGCGTTAAGCGTAACGAAAAGCCGCTGGAACGCGCGATCTGCGGGCTTGTGAACGCGCTGAGCTGGCTTACGGGCGGAGCCGCGCAGGTGCAAACCACCGTTGCGTTTGACGATTCGATTATTGAGGATCACGGCACGGCGGTAGAACGGAACATCCGGCTGGTGCAAAGCGGGCTGAAAAGCAAGCGGCGCGCCATGATGGATGTAATGCGCCTGAGCGAAGCCGAAGCCGAGCGCATGCTGCGGGAGATTGCGCAGGAAGAGCAGGGCCTGCCGGATATACCGCCGGATGCGCAGCGCCAAAACGACACGCCGGATACGGTTTTTCTGGGGAGCTAGCCACATACGCAACGGGGCAAGCGCGCCACCGCAAACGCGGCGGCGTTTTGCATACCTGAAAGGCGACGGCCTGCACGCGCCACGCGCGCGGCGAAACGGAAATTTATCGCCGACGGGCGTAAAACGGAGGAACGATGATGGCAATACGGTTTAGGCACCAGCCCGGCCGCGCGGGGAAGGACAGCGCGCGCACCTTGCCGGAAACCACGCCGCTTACGGCTGCGCTTCTGGAGGCGGGCGCGGGGGAAGCGCGTGATACGCAGGCAACGCAGGCTTCACAGCCAGCAGGGGACGGGGCGGGGGCAACAAACGTGCTAGGCGGGAACCTGATCCAGACGACAGCCCAAGAGACGGGCGCGCCGCGAGCAGAAACAGCGACCCTTGACGATGTGCAGGTAACGCCGCAGGCGGCAGGGAGCGAATCCACCGCGGATGGGGACGGGGCGCAGGCGGCAAGCGAGATCCCTTTACAAAGGGCAGGGGATGGCAAGGCAAGCAGCGTAGCGCAGGGTGAACGGGAGGGTATCGCACAGCGTTTGCAGGGCGAACGGGAAACCGAGGCGGCAACGGATGACGCCGCAGCGCCCGCAAAGGGTGCGCCGGATGGTCTTGCGCCAGCCACGGAGGCGAACATGCCGGCAGAGGGCGCGCAAGCGTGGGCAGCGGAGCAGACGAAAGAACAGGAAACGCCCGACCCCGCCGCAACGCCCGCCGCCCCGCCGGAAAACCTGGGCGAAGCGCTGCGAAAAGCCGTGCAGGAGCGCGCGTTGCGCGCGGAAAAAGGCGTGGTGCGTTCCATGGCGGCGCAATACGGCATGGAAGAAAATCAACTGGCCGCATTGCTGCAACAGGCGCGCGCCGAGCAGGAGGTGCGGCTGACCCCCGCGGCGCAGGAACAGTTACGCGTGATGCGGGCGAGCTATGGCGAGAAGCTGAGGAGCGCCGAGGTGAAAGCCATCGGCGCGGAACTGGGACTGATTGACCCGGACGCGGCGCTCAAGCTGATGGACGCGCGCGGTATCACGGTAACGGAGCAGGGCGAGGTGCGGGGCGCGCGGGAAACACTGCTGGCGCTGAAACAGGCCAAGCCGTACCTATTTGCGCAAACGGGCGCGTGGGCACAGCGGATGGATGGCGGCGGGCTGACCCCGCTCACGGGGGTTGAGGCGGCTTTCTACCGCAAAAATCCCCAGCTGCGGGCGCAGAGTCAAAACGCGGAACGGCAGGCGTAACGCTGGGGGTATGCAAGGGGGTAATGCCTGCTGGCAACGCCTGTGGCTGTTTACGCATGTAAACCATGGAGCGGCAGGCTTGACACGGGAGGATGCTGGGTAATATGCCCGCTGGCAACGCTTGCGCCTGTATGCGAAAGCCAATACGTGTAGATGCATTGGGGTATGCCTGCCGGCACGCCTGCGCCTGTTTGCAAAGGAAAAACGCGGAACGGCGGGCGTTATACGGCAGGATGCGGGGCCGCGCGGGGGAGCAAGGTACGTACGTGCACAAGAGCCCATGCGTACGGCCATAACCCACAATCAAGCGATGAATGAGGAGGAAACCAAATGGCACATCAACTTTCGGAGCAGTACAGCGATCTGGTGCTGGCCAAGCTGCGCAATGAGCTGGTGCTCAAGGATCAGGTGGTTTTTAACAACGATTTTGACGGTGACCCCACCGCGGGCGCGGTGAAGATTCCCACGCGCGAGGATGAGGTAGCCGCCAGCGATTATGACCGCGCGGCCGGGCTTGCGCCCACCACGGGCAATACCGCCTATGTGACGTTGCCCATCGATAAGGATAAGGCGGTCAACGAGATCATCGACGGGTATGAAGCCGCCGCGGTGCCCGATGGGCTGGTGGCAGAGCGATTGGACAGCGCGGGGTACTCCCTGGGCCGTGCGATGGATACCGATGGCGCGGCAGAGCTGCTTTCCGGCGGCACAACGGTGAACGTGGCGCTGATTGATCAGCACAGCGTATACGGCGCGCTGGTGAAGCAACGCACGCAGATGAGCAAGGATAACATCCCCGCGGCAGGCCGCTATGCGCTGTGCACACCGGATGTGATTGCCGCGGTGGTGCGCAGCCCCGAGTTTACGCAGGCATCCAGCCTGGGGGATGAGGTAAAGCAGAGCGGCGCGATCGGCCGCATCGCGGGGTTCAATGTGATCGAGTTCAATGAGGATACCGCCGGATTATCCATGATCTGCGGGCATCCGCGATTCGCAACGCGCGTGAACGCGTGGCAGGCGCCCGTGCGGCTGCAAAGCCTGGAGGGCAGCGGCAAGTACATCGGCGCGAGCGCGGTGCAGGGGCGCATGGTGTATGCCCATAAGGTGCTGCGCCAAAAAGGCGTACGCTGCGTATTTGCCCCTGCGCCCCTGGAACTGGCCGCCGCGCAGGGCGCGACCGCCGGAACCACGGTGCTGACGATCAATGACGCTTCGGAGGCGACCAGTTACAAGTACCTGAAAAATCCGGCGCAGCGCGCGGTGTACGGGGCGAGCTACAGCGGCGCGGCTGTGACAAGCGGCACTACGGAAATCGCCGCCGCCGCGGGTGATGTGGTGGAAGTTGCAGGCATCAAGGGCGGCAAGGTGGTCGCGGCGGGATACATCACGCTGGCGGCTACGGCCATCAAGGCTTAACCATGTGCCTGACGCAGGCCGAGTACACGGCTATCACAGGCGAGGAAGCGCCGGAGGGGTTTACGGCTTGTGTAACGCTGGCGCAGAACATGCTGGACGCGCGCACGCTTTGCTTTTACGCGGGGCGTGAAGCGCAAAGCCTGCCTGGGCTCATCCGGCGTACGCTCAAGCAGTATCTGGCGTATCAGGCGCAGGCAATCAGCCTTGCGGGGGGCGTCGCGGGGGTGATGGAAGCGACGGTAGGCAGCGCCAGCCTTGGGAAGTTCAGCTTTACGGCGGGGGTGGGCGCAAGCGCCCACTGCCCCGCGGCATCGGCCTTGCTGCCGTTGCTGGTCAGTTACGCGCGTTGCGAATAGGGTAACGGCGGGCAAGAGAAAAGGCGCTGGCGGGGTTGCGTGCAGCGCCTACAGCATTTGTCGTGGGTTACCCCGCAAGCGAGCTAACGGACATGAAGCGGGCAGGCGGCAAGCGAAGAACCATGGTGGATGAAGGCGTGAAACCCTTTGCGGGGTTGCGTGCAGCGCCTACGTTGCGTGCAGCGCCTACAGCGTTTGTTGCGGGTTACCCCGCAAGCGAGGTAGCGGACATGAAGCGGGCAGGCGGTAAGCGGCGGCATGCAGGCGGTGACCGAAGAACCATGGTGGATGAAGGCGTGAAACCCTTTGCGGGGTTGCGTGCAGCGCCTACAGCGTTAGTTGCGGGTTAATCCGCAAGCGAGGTAGCGGACACGAAGCGGGTAGGTGGTAAGCGGCGGCGGGCAGGCGTTAGCCGAAGAACCATGGTGGATGAAGGCGTGAAACCTTTTGCGGGGTTGCGTGCAGCGCCTACAGCGTTTGTTGCGGGTTAATCCGCGAGCGAGGTAGCGGACACGAAGCGGGCAGGTGGTAAGCGGCGGCGGGCAGGCGTTAGCCGAAGAACCATGAGGGGTCGAAAGGCCGTTGCCGGAAGCAAACGGGAAATTGCTCGCCAGAAGGAAGCCCGAAAGAAAAACCCATCCGCACTGTACGCGCAGCCCCTGCTCACGGATCCCATGCGAGCAGGGGCATCTCTTGATAAATGGGCAACAATCGGCGTTGCCAAAGCAACCGATGGACGAAACACCAAACCCAGCGCGCATTGCGTTGGCAGGGAATCAATCAAAAGGAGGTGCGCCCATGCGCCCCATCCCCCGTACGATGCTCCCCCATACCGCCCCGCTGATGCAGCCAACGGGCGATGCATACCATGCCGAGGTGCTCGCGCCGCTGGCCATCCTCACGCGTGTGCGCGTGGAACCCCTGGTGATGGAAGAGCGGGATAGCACCGGCGCGCGCGTGATCCATAAGGCATTGCTGCTATATGACGCGCGCAACAGCCGCCCAAAGGGCATTGCGTTTGCCACTGGCCAGCGTGTGCTGTTTGAAGGGACGACGTACCGAGTGCAGGCTGTGGAACCGTTGTATGATCTGGGGCGGCTGCACCACGTGGAAGTATCGCTGGTAGCGTAGGACACCTGAACCGATAGCGCGGCGCATCCACAGGCAGCGCGGCTTGTTTGCGCAGGGAACGCCGTGGGAGTGGCAGCACCAACATGGGGCTTTAGCGCCTGAAGCGGCGGCGATTTGCGAAGGCAGGCGTGCGGGCGTATGCGCAGCAATGCCCCTTTGGATGAAATCGACAGGGCGCGTAGGGGCGTTGCCGGGTTGAAAACCAGTTACGGTGCGCGTGTCATGTCGGGCTGCCGCGCACAAGCCTTGGGAAGGAGGGAATCCGCCATGCTGCGCAACCATCTGAGCATCCGTTTTGATGCGCAGGAAGCGATCCGCCGAATGCAGGCTCGTCAGAAGGATGCGATGCCGATCCTCAGCAAGCAGGTGCTGGACGATTGCAACCGCTACGCCAGAGATGATACCGGCAGGCTCATCCAAAGCGCCTACGGCGCAAGCGACTTTGCGGGCGGCAGGTTGATCTGGCGTACCGCGTACGCGCGTCGGGTGTACTATACGGGACGCCCCAGCACACGCGTCAACGGCGCCGCCAGCCTGCGCTGGTGTGAAAAAGCCAAAGCGACACACCTTGCGCAATGGGAAAGCCTTGCACAAAAGACCGTTGGAGGAGAAACCGCATGAGCCAACAGCGACGCGTGCTGGAAGCACTGCACGCGATCATTGACACACTGGGCGCCTACGCGCCCGTACACATGGGCGCCATGCCCGCGGCCGATGGTATCCCATGGCGGTAACGGCTGGGCGGGAGGTGACGCGTACGCTGGCGCAGGAGCGTACGATAACGCTGGATGTGACGCTCAACGCCAAACATAGCAATCAAGCTTCGGCGCTGGATGCGCTGTGCCGTATCCATGAAGCGCTTGCGCATCTGGCGGCGCTGCCCAGCGGCGAAGGCTGGCAGGTGATCGACATCCGCACGGGTAGCGCGCCTGCCTGCCTTGGCCGGGAAGAAACGCAATGGCTTTACGGCAGCGCGCTTGCGGTGACATATACCGACGCGTGAGCATTGCCGCAGACGGCGGAAGAGGGCATGCGCAGGCTGCCAGTAGTGACAATGCGCGCGGCGCTGGGCTTGCCCGATGCACAGGGATATCCGCAGAGCGCTGGCGGTTGCAAAGCCGCGTGCCAGCTATGCAGGCATCCCCATGACGGTGGTATGTGACAGTTTGCGACTGGAAGCCGCCACCAACCCCGCGCCCCAAAGGGACGCGTACTTTTCCAGAGGAGGGATACGGCTTGAAGGTGACCCGAAATTTACTCCGGGAGTATTACGGCATCCCCGCGGGTGATGGCTACGCCTATCACTATGTGAATGCCGGTTTTGTGAAATGCAATGAGGAGAACAACCCCAAGGTGGATAAGACCACCTTCGTGGGGGATGTGAACGCCGCGTGCGCGGTGACCGGCTATGAGAACGGTTGGAAATATGAGGCGCAGTATGTGCAGGGCGACCCGGTGGTGGATGATCTGGCGGTGATCGCGCGGGAGCAGCGCATCGGCGAAGGCTGTGAGCGCATGCTGGTAAGCGTGGATATGACCGCGCCGGTGAGCGGCGAAAACGGGGTATACAGCGCCCGCCGCGCGTTGATTGCGGTGGAGGCAAGCCCTCCGGCGGGTGAGCCCAAGAACATCCTGCGGTTGGAGGGAACCTTTCACCAGAACGGGAATCTCACGCTGGGATCGTTCAATGTGATTACGCGCGTGTTTACCGCCGCCTGAGCAAGCGGCAGCAAGGAATACTGAAAAAGTTGGGTCCAGGGCTAATAGCCCTGATCAGGGTGCAGGGGTGAAACCCCTGCCGGGGTTTGGGGCGGAACTCCAACACCTCACACCCAAAAACAGCGAAAGCGAGCGAACAGCCCGCAGGGCGATGAGGCGAGCGTCTGTGGAAACCAACCGGGGATTCTGGACAGGCCGGCCGCCGCCTGAGCAAGCGGAAGCCGCTGCTTACCAGACCAAAGAAGCGGGGGCGCACGGTGAAACGCCCCCGCTTTTCAGGAAGGCAAATCAAATACGCATCGGGCTTGCGAAGGTGCTTTAGCAGTGCATTGCGGTTACCCCGCAGCGAATGCCGCGCATTGGCACAAAAGCCTTCGCAGGCCGTTTACCATGAATATCAGGGAGGGTTTGTATGCGGGAAATCACCTTGCGGGTGGAGGAGCCGCGCATCCGTATCAATGGGGAGGAATACCCCCTGCGCCTTTCGGATATGGCGCTGCACAGCCGCGCCAGCGCGCTGCTTGCGGCATGCGCCGCATTTGGCACCAATCTGCCTGCGGCTGAAACGGTGCTGCAAACCGCGCAGGAAGCGGCGGCGTTGCTGGAAGAAGCGTTGGGCGAAGGCGCGATCAAGCGCATCAGCGGGGGCAGACCCGTAAGCCTGCCGCTGGCCATCGAGTGGCTGGGCGAGCTGGCGCGGGAAGCGGCGGAACACAGCGTGAACGCGCTGCTCGCGGAGGACTAGGCGCATGGCGGGGCATACGGGGAAGGGCGGCAAAGCACGCGGCGCAAGGGCGGTTTTGCAGCAGCAGGAAACCCGGGGGCAAGGCGGCGCTTTGAAAACAGAAGGGCAACCGCCAGCCGCGGGAGAGGAGCAAAGCTTGTGGAATGGCACGGCAAACGGCGATGTATCATCCCAGCGTGCGCACGCGCCATCCAAGGACGCGCTGCCGCACGCGCACTTATCGCAGGAGATACGGCCGCAGGGCAGGGAACAGGCGGAGCGTCCGGCACCCTGCGCGGCCAAGCCGGATGCATCCGCCTGCGAGGGGTTTTCGCTGTCACGCTCGCTGGAACGGGTGTTGCCCGGCGCGTTGTGGAGCCAGGCGGAGGGGCGCATGTGCGCCATCGACGCGGATTTCCGAACGGTGCTCATGTGCCTGCGCAGGTTGACGGATCCTGAACTGACGGATGCGCAAAGAAGCCTGTACCTGAACAGGCGTTTTTTCAAGGGAGATACGCCCGGGGATGCGGGCACGGTGTTCGCCGCATTTGTGACCGGCGGCGAATCCGGCGGCAGCGAGGCGCCCGTGATGGATTTTGAGGTGGACGCGGGCGCGCTGTATGCTTCCTTCCGGCAGCAATACCAGATTGATCTGCTGCGGGACAGGCTGCATTGGAAGGAGTTCAGGGAGCTGCTTTCGGGGCTGGGGGAGCATACGCCCTTTGGCGCGCGGGTGCGCCTGCGCACCTTGCCGGATAGCCACCTGACGCCGGAAGCACGCGCGGAGGTGGCGCGCGCGCGTGAGCGCATCGCCATCCGGCCACGGGTTAGCAAAGCGCAACAGGCACTGTTGCAGGAGTTGGAACGCAGGTTGATCGCCGGGGAAGACCCCGCGGAGATCATCCAGAGGATGCAGGAGGAATAAAGCATGGCAGCGAGCGATGGACAAGTGGTCTTTACCGTGGAGATGGATGACGCGGCGTTTCAGGCGGGCATGCGGCGGCTGATGACATCGCTCGACCTGCTGAGCGAGCAGGTGCGTACCAGCCTGCGGCTGAATGCCGTGCAGTTTGCGGAAAGCTACCAATCCGGTGTGGTGTGGGTGCAGCGATTGGCCGCCGGGGTAGCGGCAAGCGCCGCGTTGGCGGCGGTTGTGCGTGCCAAGACGCTGGACGCGGCGCAGGCCGCGCACGCTACCGCAAGCACGGGGGGAAGCGGCATTGGGCAGGCCATGGTGGAAGGCATGGCCAGTGGCGTTACCAGCAGGAGCGGCTACCTAAACGCAGCGGTGACGCGTGTGGTGCGGGCGGCGCTGGCCGCCGCGCGGCGGGCGGCGGGTATTGCCAGCCCGTCGAAGCTGTTTCGGGATGAACTGGGGCAATACTTGGCCTTGGGCATGACGGAAGGCTTCAACGACGGCGTGCAAAGCAGCGTGCTGCCAGCCATGGGGCGCGGCGTTGCGCAGGCGGCGCAGGCAGGCAAACGCGCGCTGGAAGGGCAAAGCGCCATCGGGGCGCTGGAGGGCAGCTTTGCGGTGCTCCCGCCCACGCAGGCGGCCATCAGCGGCGCGGTGCTGCGCGGCTCTGCGCTCACGGGCATGCAGGCGGTACGCGAAACGCAGGCGGCGGAGCGTGTGGTAAACGTAACCCAGCATTTCACCTTTGAAGCGGCCATGCAGGCGCCCGACGAGGTGGCGCGGGCCATCCGCAGACAAACCATCTACGGGCTGGCGGGCGCGCGGCAGTAGGGCGGCGCTGGCATGGGCGTAGCGGGGGTTGTTGCTACTAGCAGGAGCATGCGCTGCCGCTGGCGTTACCAGCATAAGCATAGGGCGGCGTAGCAGTGCGGGCGTTTGTCGCACCGGGTTCAGGCGCGTTCGCGGCGTTAGCCCTTATCCTCTGAACCGGACGTTACGCGGCGGAAATAGCAAGATTGGCAGGTGCAGGAAAACCATGATCACGGTACGCATCGTACGCGGCGATGGCCGCGCTTTTACCATCGACGGGCAACTGCTGGGGCTGATAGACGCGGAAGGGCTGTGCGCCCCCAATGTGGAGGTATTCACCCAAAAGGCCGCCCTGGGGGACGGGGATGTGGTGACAGGCCATCGCGTGGGCAGCAGGGCGCTGGCGTTTACCGCCAAGGCGCGCAGCGCGGCGTTAAGTGACCCGCTGCGGCGATCCATCACCGCGTTTTTTACGCCTTCGCAGGCCTATGCGGTGCACATTACCCGCGAGGGCGTGACGCGTTACGCGGCGGATTGCCGCCTGGAAGGGCTGCAAATCCCCACCGAAAACCCGCATGTGCCGCTTCGTGTGACGCTCAGCTTTCTGATGCCGGAGGGGTACTTCCTCTCGCAGGACAGCTTTGGCAAAAACATCGCGGCCATTGAACCGCGCTGCGGCTACCCCTATGCCGCGCAGGCGGGCGTGGGGCGCATCTATGGCGTGTATGCCTTTGCGCAGACCGTATACCTGGATAATGACGGCGATGCGCAAGCCTACTGCAAGGCGGTGTTCAGCGCGCGCGGGCAGGTAACCAACCCGAAGCTGGTGGCGGGCGGCGGGTTTGTGCGCGTGCTCCAGACCATGGCGCAGGGGGATGTGCTGGTGGTGGACGGCAAAACCAAAACGGTCACCCTCAATGGCGTTTCGGTTACGGCGAAGCTGGACAGGCACAGCAACTTTGCGGGCATCGTGTTTGCGCTGGGCACCAATACGGTAAGCTTCACGGCGGATGTGGGGGCGAATCTGCTGGATGTGTACGTGTATTACAACAAGCGCTACATCGGCATATGATGATGCCGGGGCAATGATACAAGCTGGAAAGGGGGTGCGGGGACGAACCTGATCGGGCTGGATGCGGCCTTTGTTCCCATTGCCACGCTATCGTGCCTGAACATTCAATGGAACCGGCGGTACTATGAGGCGGGGGATTTTCTGCTGCAGCTGCGCGCGGCGGATTATCACGCGGATATTGCCTATGTGTATACGCCGGACAGGCCGGAAACGGGCATGGTGCAAAAAGTGGAGACTGAGCGCACCGTCAAGGGGGATTTTGTGCTGCTGAGCGGCTACTTTCTGGAGGGGATGCTCAACTGGAAAGTCGCCTACCCTCGCGTGAGCCTAACAGGGAATGTAGCGGCGCTCTGCCGGGCGCAGGTGACCCAGCGCTTTGCGGAGCAGGGCGTTACGGTACCCGCCGGGCAGGCTTACGGCGGCGAGGTCACGGTGGATGCGCTGGGGGATGCGCTGGGCGATCTGCTGGGCGGGCTGCTGAAGCTTTTTTCGCTGGGGCAGCGTATACGCCTGAACCATGCGGAAAACCAACTGCGCTATGAGGTGTGGCAGGGGCTCAACCGTACGCAAAGCCAGAGCGTGAACGCGTATGCGGTATTCAGCCAGGGGTTTGGCAATGTGGATAGCATCACCCTTACCCGGGATGACAGCGCCCTGCGCAACTATGCCATCGCCGCCTATCGGGAGGGCGAAATCGTGCTGGATATACGCGCTTCGCCTGCCCTGCCCAAGCGGGAGCTGTACATGGATACGGCGCTTACCGCGGCGGATTTTGCAAACCAGAGCGCGCTGCATGCCGCGGTGCGTACAGCCGCGCAGCGGGAGCTTGCCAAGCACGCGGGACTGATCAACATCGATGCTACGGTGCTGGGCGCGGGGGAGCGCTACCTGCGGGATTATGACCTGGGCGACCTTTGCGATGTCAGGGACGACAGGCTGGGGCTTGCGTTTGAGACGCGCATCATCGAGGTTAATGAGGTTTGGAAGGAAGGCGCGCATCAGGTGTGGCTCCAGTTTGGGGACAGGATTCCCACGGCCTATCAGCGCTGAACAGACACGCGGGCTTTGCCCCGCCAAAGGAGGACATATGGCAGTATCCTGGCCTTTTGATTCTACCCTGACGCACGATGGTGAGGGAAACCCCCTCTACAGCCGTGCCTACAGCTCGGATGTGATTGCGCGCGTGCTGTCGCGCTATTTCTCAAACGGCGTATTCGTAAACCCCTCATCCGGCTTGCAGGTGCTCCAGCATGAGGCGATGACCGTGCTGGTGAAGCCCGGCGCGGCCAATGTAAATGGCAGGCATTTTGAAGAAGAGCAGGAGCGCGTGCTGGCCGTGCAGGCGGCGCATGAAAGCCTGGACCGTATTGATACCGTGGTGCTGCGGCTGAACCTTGAACAGAGCATACTTTCGGTGGATTTATACGTGGTGATGGGGCAGGCGGAGGTAAGCCCCGCGCCGCCGCAGCTGACGCGCAACGCAAGCGTGTGGGAACTGGGGCTTGCCAACCTGTTTATCGCCAAAGGGAGTACGGTGCTCCCGCAATACCGCATCACCGATACCCGGCTGGACAGCGAGCGCTGCGGGGTGGTGGCGTCCATCATTGGAGATACGGATACCACCGCGTTTTACGCGCAGGTACAGGCGGATCTGCAAGCCTTCCGCCAGCAGGAACAAGCCGCCTTCACCGCCTGGCGGCTGGCGCAGTATGAATTGTTTGAAGCGTGGTTTACGCAGGCGCAGGATGTGCTGGGCGCAGATGCGGCGGGCAATCTGCTGGCGCTGATCAACCAGCGCACGCCGCTGATGATGACAGTCACGCTACCCATGAGCGGTTGGAGCGCCGCAAAGCCCTATACGCAGACGGTGGCTGTGCCGGGGCTGCTGGCCGATGATACGCCGCTGACGGATGTGCGCCTGAGTGAGGTTGCCATGACGGCGGCCGCGCAGCTTGCGGCCTATTCGCGCCTGAGCCGTATCGATACCGCGCAGGGCGCGCTTACGGCAACCTGTTTGGACGCTTTGCCGGATGCGGATTTGACCCTTCAGCTAAAGGTGGTGCGATAAATGGCGCAGGCATTGATTTTGCGGCGTGGTTACTACCAAACGCGGTTTCCCTTGTTCACGTATACGGGCACGTACCAGTTCCTCACCGAAGGAAACGGGCATTGGAAATTGCGCCTGCTTTCCAGCGGCGTGCTCACCTTTACCCGCCTGGATGATCAGCTGGATTTATACCTGGTGGGCGGCGGCGGAGGCGGCGGAGCCAATAACGGCGGCGGAGGCGGCGGCGGTTACGCGTCCACGCACCGCGGCATCCTGGCACAAATCAATGAAGCGTACACCATCGCCGTGGGCACAGGCGGCGCTGGCGGCACGGCGGGCGGTACGGGCGTACGCGGCGCGATTTCTTCCGGCTTTGGCTTTGCGCGCGGCGGCGGGCATGGCGGCCGAGGCTATGAGGATGGCAACGGCATGCATGGCGGGGATGGCGGCAGCGGCGGCGGCGCGGGTGGTGTTGGCGGCGCGGGCGGCGTGGGCGGCGGCGCCGGGGGCGGGGCCCGCGGCGGTACGGGGCAGGTGTCCACCACGCGCGAGTTCAGCGAGGGCACGGGCAACCTGTATGCCAGCGGCGGCGGCGGAAGCAGCGGTGGTGCGGGCAACAATGGCTCCGGTAACGGCGGCACGGCCGGCACGGCCGGCGGCAGCGGCACTGCCAATACAGGCGGCGGCGGTGGCGGCGGCGGAAGCAGCGGCGGCGCTGGCGGTGCAGGCGGATCGGGCATTGTAATACTGCGCGACCGAAGGCCGCTGTAAGGCGAAGCGTGCATACAGGCGGGAATGCGTATACGCAAGTCTGTTTCAAAGGCGGGAAGCTGGCTGCTTTGCGGTTAGATAAACGGGAACGGGTTGCAAGCGTTTGCCATGCTGATGGGTAAACAGTAGCACCCCTGCCAGGGCGGGGGTGTTGGGCGCTTTGGCTGCGTTGGTTAGGTTCATCTGAAAGGAACGGTAAGGCGTAGGGTACATACAGGCGGGAATGCGTATACGCAAGTCTGTTTTAAAGACGGGAAGCAAGCTGCTTTGCGGTTGGATAAACGGGAATTGGTTGAAAGCGTTTGCCATGCTGATGGGTAAACAGCGGCATCCCTGCCAGGGCGGGGATTAGGCGCGGCGGTTGTGTTGGTTGGGTTCGTTGGGCGGCGCAAGAGGCTGGGTTGACAACGTTGGCATGGCAAGCCATGCCAAAGCGGATCAGTAAGCGCTGCCAGAATGGTTGAGCGGCATAGGTTGGTATGCGGCGCTGCGATGGCGCGCCGTATGGTTATGAGCAGGCAAAAGCCCTCCCCGTAAACTTAGCTTTACGGGGAGGGCTTTTTTGGCGCGCATGGCGCGGGTCAAACGCGGCGCTTTTGCATTGTGACTGATAAGGCTTTGCCAGCCCAGCGCCTGTAGCTTTTTTGCAACCATTCAGGCTTTATACCTTTGGGTTTCACAAACGCTTGATGGCATCCACGCATGCTTGATGCCAAAGCTGCCCGGCCATCTCCGCAAGCGTTCCATGTTCCTTGATTAGCGCAGCAGCCCGCGCGGTACGTTGCTGGCGTAAATACGCATATGCGTTGTGTTAGCAACGCGGCACCCTGCTTTGAGCGGTGCAATCCCGTTGTATCGCGTGGGGCAGGGAGTGGCTTATATCTTCAGCATTTCCTTTGGGGTACAGCCAAAGGTACTGTGAAAAGCCCTGTAAAAGTTCATCTTACTATGATAGCCTACCGTGGCTGCGATGTCAACAATCCGCATCGTCCCCTCCATCAGCAGGGACAATGCTTTTTCCATCCGAAGGGATCGTATATACTCGTTAATGGTTTGCCCCGTCAGATGCTGCACCGCTTTTTGAAGCGTCTTTTTATCGATGCCCACGCTGCGCGCCAGCACTTCAATCACCGGGGGATTCACATACGATTGGCTCAGGAACGCAATCGCCTCCTTTGCGGCGTTTATGCTCCTTAAAGATAAGGAAGCCGCGTTGGGTATGCGCTGGGAAAACGCATGCTGTAAAAGCAGGCTTACCGCTTCGATTGCTTTTGCGTGAAAATAGAGGGGGAATAGTTCATCGGTGATCGTTGCATACTTGATATCGTGGCAAATTTGGGTCAGGGCGGGCAGTGCAATATCGCGGCGGTTAATGGCCATCGCCGCCCGCTCCCACACTTCATCGGGAAGGGTCAGCCCTGCGCTTGTTAAGAATGACTCCATAATGCCGATGGTAGCGCCTTTTTGGGTTGTTCCGGCGTGAAAGCGTTTATACCAGGGGCGCGACCGATGGCTCACATAGCAAAAGAGGCCAAACTTGGCGTAATTCGTCTGCGCCTTGTCCTGATAATAGGTAACCGTCATATCCTCCACAAAGGTAATTTGAAACCCTCTTTCCGTGAAGTAATACCGTTCCATCAAATCGGTGTGAAAAGTGATATCAGAATCCATAAAATACAGCGTTTCCGGGTTACCCCACACATGGATCAATCCCGTTGCCACATCGTTGGGCGGGCACAGCGAATAGCCGCGTGGCGTGCGCTTTTTCTCCCACCCTTTCTGGGTGTATTGCGTAAGCATATCCGCAGTGCTGTAAAAACGATCCAC